TCAGCGCACCGCGCAAACCGCGCCTCGGGTAATCAGGGGTAAGGATTTAAAAATGAAAGCAACTAACATCTACTTGACCGCTCAATCAAATATGGCTCGCGAAGCTGCAGACTACATCAACAGCCTGGCAATGAGCAATGGTTTCTCCACTGCGATGAATGATGACGAATTGAGCCAATATCAAAGCTGGTTTGAAGGCCAAATCAAAGAATGCGACGATTACATCGCTTCCAAACTGGTCATCGAAACCGAAGAAGTAGAATTAGACGAAGAATAAAGAATAGCCGCCAAATATGGCGGCTTTTTTGAAAGGAAAAATGAATGCCTCATCCAAATAGAAACTGGCACCGCCGCTGGACGGTTGATTTTGAAACGCAAACGGCAAGGCATGAAGACGGTTGGGTTTTTAAATTTTCAAAAGTTTCAGACGGCGTATTTGACGGTCGGCTGATTGCCCAGCCTAAAAGCCTTACATTGGAGCAAATCAAAAACGCGCCGCGAATTGCCAAAGAAGCCGGCGAAGCGTGGGAACGCGCCCGAAGAAATCGGCAATAGGGGATTTTATGATTGAAAACGCGGAGTTTGGGTACACGCCCAACAATTTGAAAGCCCTGCGCCAAAAGCATGGGCTGACGCAGCAGGATGTCGCGAATATTACGGAAACGTCTTTGACAACCGCGCAGCGATGGGAGGCCAGCCCGAATCAAAGCAGCTTTGCGAATATGCCGCACACGAAATGGCTGCGGCTGCTGCAATATCTTGAGCAGAAATCGAATTAAAAACAGAGGCCGTCTGAATTTCAGACGGCCTTTTTGTCGGGCTAATATTTTATTTTTCGCATGGCTTGATAATTGGCGAGTTCGCGCGCGGCGTGGTTGTATGCCTCGATGTCGGCGGCTTCGCTGGCTTCGCGGCTTTTTTATTGCCAGTATTGGATTTTTTGGGCTATCCATGAATATGGATCATGAGCTTTGTTTTCCATTTTTTATAATCTCCGTAGTTTCGCCTGTCGGCTGAAAGTTGTTTGTCGGCGCGTCTTCGTAGAGCGTGATGTCGGGGACGATGCGCGCTTCAAATTGTATGCTTGCGGTATATCCGCCGCTGTCGATTTTATGCGAAACCTCGGTAATCAGCCAAGCCTCCGCGTCGATTTCGGGCTTAAAGCCTTTGACGACGGCAGGCGTTTCGGGGTAGAGGTCTGGGCGGCCGACGGCGAGTGTAATGCTAAATTCGGCAACGCCTCGCTGGATTTTTTTAAATGCGCCGCGCGCGCCTGACCATGCGCCGCTTTCTGTGGCGTACAGATGGCGCAGGGTTTTGATTTTTTTGCCTTCGGTGTTGACCTTTTGGTTGTCGTTTTCTTTTTTCTTGGCTTTGAATGTTTTGCCTTTGACGGTCTTGGTTTGCTGGGTGGTTTTTTTATTGGGGTAGGCGTTGTCTTTGTTGACGATGACCTCCTTTTTTTGTCCTGTTTTTTTGTCTGTATAGTAGGCGCGTACGGCCTGATAACTGTTGCTGCTGGAGTAGGTAAAACTGTGGCTGTCGCCGCTGGCGCGCGTGATGGTGGTGGGCTGGATGGGCTGGCCGCTGGCGGTTTGGCTCTCGCCTGCCGGGATAAATAAGAGCTTGCCGTTTTTGATGGTGGCGATGGCGTCGTATTGCTCGGCGAGGCGGCTCATAAAGGACGCGTCGGATTCGTTGGTTTGGTCGATGTGTTCTATTTTCTGGTTTTGATAGTCTTTGCTGATAATGTATTCGTATTTGTGCTTTTTGGCGATGGTCTCGATGATTTGGTAGAGCGTCTGCTTGTGCCAGCTTTTCTCAACTTGCTCGGCGAGGGCTTCGGCGAGGTCGGCTGCGCGCGCGGTAATGCTTAGGCGGTCGGGGCTGCCGGAGGCGGTAAATTCGGAGACGAGATATTCGCCTTTTTCGACGAGTCCAGTTTCTTTATAGCCCAGCTTGAGCGTTATTTTGCTGCCTGTTTTTGGGATGGCGATGGTGCCGTCGTGGTCGTCCAGTTCGATGGTCAGCTCGTCGGCTTCAAAGCCGCGCTTGTCGGTCAGGCTGATGCTGATGATGCGGCTCATTGCCTGCGTGCCAAATCTTTTTCCGTCTATGGTCAGCTCGACTTGTGGGGTCAGGTGTCGGGCGTTTTTGCCGCTTACTTCGTCAAAGATTTTTGCGGCGGCTTTTTGGGCGGCCGCGCTGATGGAATCAAAATTTAATTGCATGATTTAAATCCCTGTCAGGTTTCGGACGACGGAGACGGCAACGTTGAGGGCGGCGCCTTCGAGGCCAAGCGATTTGTCGGAAACTTTTTTCAGGGTCATGCTGAAAGAGATGGCGCGCGCGCTGCCGTCTTGGTTTAGCTGGCTGCCGCGCTCTTGGATATTTGTGATGACGTAGCTGCCAATGATTTTGCCGTGGCCCATGATTAGGGTGTATGGCTTGCCGGTGGCCGCCATCATGCGCAGGGCTTCGATGCTGCCTGTGCCGCCTGTGACTTCGGGGCGCAGCTCGGCTTCGATGGTCATTTCTTCGGGGTCTTTGCCTGTATATTGTGCCGGCGGCATGGTGCCTACGGTTGCTTGGTTTGGGTGTTTCCACGCCTGGCTGCGGCTGTATTGATTGAAGGGGATGGTACGCATTAAAAACACGAACATGCCCAGGCTGCCTAATAAAACCATGATTTAATCCTTATCAAAAAATGAGGAATTGCTGCGGCGTTGCTTGGCTTGGCTGCGCGCTTCGAGCTTGGCCATGATGGCGTTGACGAGGGTCTGCTCATTCATGCCCGGCGCGGCGTGAACGTTGATTGTGATGTTGTCGCCTGCCATGCTGACGGCGTGGGGCGCGGCATTGAATCGGGTCGGGCTGGGCAGGGCGGCTTGGCGGCCGTCTGAAAAGCCTAGTCCTAAGCGGTTGCCGATGTTGGCGAGTACGCCTGCGCCGCCGCGTCGGATGGCCTCGACTGCCTGCCAGCCGCCGAATTTGGCAACGTCGCGCTGATTGAAGACGACTTCGCCTTTGTGTACAACGCCTGCGGCTTCATGGACGCCGCCTGCGCCTGTGTAGCCGCCGACGGAAAAGCCGCGATTGGGAATGCCAATGCTTGGCGGCGTTGCCGGGGCTTTTGCGGAGGTGGCCTTTTTTAGCCATTCCCACGCGCCGACGGCAGCGGAGCGCAGGATTCTGAAACTGTTAATGACTGCGCCGATGGGACCCATTGCGGCAGTCATGGCGATGGCGATGGGGTTGCTTCCTGAAAATGTTTTTTTAATCCATTCCCAGCCGCTAATCAGGGCGGCTTTGACTTTATTCCAGTTTGCGAGCAGGGCAATGAGCCAGCCGATCGGGCCGGTAAAGGCGGCGAGCAGGGGATTTTGTTGGAATACTTTTTTTATCCATTCCCAGCCTGCAATCAGGGCTGATTTGACGGTCTCCCAGTTGCGCCAAAGCAAAACGATGGCAGTGACGGCGAGGATGGCCCAGCCGAAAGGGTTGGTTACGAGGAAAACCGCCGCTTTTGCGCCGAAGCCTAGCAGCGCCATGCCCAGACGGCCAAGCCAGCCGATAATCGTGGAAATCGCGCCGCCGCCGCCCGAAAAGACGCCGAAAAGGCTGAAGAATGAGAATTTAGCCAGGGCAATGGGGACGAGGACGGCGGAAATGGCCGCGCCGATGCCTGTGATGACGGTCAGGAAGATACCGACGGCGGCGACTACTTTCATGATGGTATTTGCCATCTCTGGATTTTTGGCCGCCCAGTTGCTTAATTTTTCGTTAACGTCGCCGATCCATTTGGTCAGATCTTTTAATTCGGGCGCGATTGATTCGCCCATTTTGGCTAAAAAGTTGGTAAATGTGCCGCTCGCTGCGTCCCATAAGTTGGTCAGCGTGCCTAATTGGTCGTTGACGCGCTGATTGAGGCTGGCTTGTGCTTCCATCTTTTTGGCAAACTCTTCATATCCTGCCTTGCCTTTTTCGATCATGGTGTTTAAGGCTTGGAGCGTCTCGGCATCATCGCCGAAGATTCCTTGTAGAATCTTGAGGCGTTGCTCGGTGTTGACGGCTTTGAGTTTGGCGAGCTGCTCATACATTTTGTCTAAGCCGCCAAATTCGCCGTCGCCGTTGGTAAAGTCGAGAGACAAGCCTGTCCCTTTTGTAACTTTGGCGATTTTTTTTGTATCCATCATGCGCGTGAAGACTTTACGCATGGCGTTGCCTGCCGATTCGCCTGACAGTCCTGCTTGGTCGAGCATACCGACGAGCGGCGACATCATCTTCATGGCGGATTCGCCCTTGATTTTGAGGGTATCGAGGGCAGGGGAGAGTTTGGAAAACGCGCCCAAGATGTTGCTGTCGTCAGTGCCTGCGTAGTAGAGGCGTTGGACTTGATCCATGATGGCCAGCATTTCTTTTTCTGTGCCGCGCGTTGCGTCTTGCAGCTTGGCGGCCATCTCGGCGGCGGCTTCTGGGCTTTTTTTGAGTTGGACTGCCAAGAGGGCGGCGGCTTCGCCTGTTCCTCCCAAGACGGTCTTCGCGCTCATGCCTTGACGGATCAGCATGGTCATCAGGTTTTTAAAGTCGGCGGTCGTACCCGGCAGGCGGTCGCCCAAGCGTGTGGCCAGATTGTCGATGTCTTTATATTGGGCGGAGACTTTGCCGGTATTGTCCATCATCGCCGCGCGTAGGTCGGTGGAGGCGGTTTCCGTGTCGGCGTAGGCTTTGACCGGCGCGGATAGGACGTTGCGCGTGGTGTCGGCAATGCCGCGCGCGGTGTACATCATACCGACGGCGCGCATGCCTGCTTCGGTCATTTGGGCTTTGGCGGCGGCGGCTTTATTTTGGGCGTTTTGTAATTTTTCGTATGCCAGCCGTTGTTTTTCTACTGCTTTAGATGCTGCGTCGTGTTTTTTATTTAATTGGTCTTGCGCGTTTGAGAATGTTTTGGCTGTGATACCGGCGGCGGATAATGCCTGGTCAAGTTTTCTGACTTTTTCCCAGTTTTTCTCTTGTGCCCGCGTCAGCTTTTGATTTGCTTTGGTCAAGTCGCTTAATTCTTTTTTTTGCTCTTTGCTCGCTGTTCCTGTTTTGGCGATTTCGTTATTCAGTCGGCGGATTTCGGCGGCGTTTTTTCTTAATGCTTCGCCGCTTTTGCTTAATTCTTTATTTAATTTGTTTTTTCTTAATAGATTTTCTTGGGCTTTATTCAGGTCATGCAATTCTGCCTCCGCCTTTTTCAGGCTTTGCGCTAAAACGTTTCCGCCCTCTCGCAGCTTTTTGAAAGCCGCGCTGGCTTTGTCGGTGGCCGACATGATGATTTTTAATTCGAGGCTTTTAGACATGATGTTTCCTGTTTTTTGATTACAAAAGGCCGTCTGAAATATTCAGGCGGCCTTTGTTTATTCTTCGGGCGTGTTGATTTGGATGGCTTTATTGGTCCACTCAATCAGCTCGGCGATGTTGCATTGCTCGAACTTGTCGAGGCTGCCGAAGGTCGCCGCGCATTGGGCGAGGCAGTCGTTGATTAGGTTGTAGTAATTTTTCTCTTCGTCTGCCGCCGCCTGATAGATGTCAGCTTCGCCGCTTAGGATTCTGCCGACGTGGTCTGCTCGGAATTTGAGCTTTGGGAGTAGCCCAAGTCCTGCAAGGCTGCCTCCATCTCGGCTTTGGCTGACGGCGGCGCTGAAAAAAAATCAATGGCGACATTTAAGACTTGAGCGTCTGACATGCTCAATTTGCCATAGGCGACACGCGTCAGCGGCGGCGTTGAGATTTTGCCCAGCAGCTTTTGGACGGTGTCTGTGTGTTTGACTTTAATCAAATCTTGACCCAAGCCCTCCATGTCTTTGGCCAGCGGCTCGCGCAGGGTGTAGCGCTCGCCGGTGGAAAGTTCGATGGTCAGGGTGTTGTCGTCGTTGATTTTGATGGTTTGCATGGGTTGCTCCTATTTGGATTTCAAGATGGCGGCGCGATACCAAACGCCTTTAAATTCGGGCGCGTAATTGGTGGCCAGGTCAAATCAGCGCGTTAAGGCGGCGGTGAATGGCGGCGATTTGCTGGTTGAAGTTGTCTTGGTAGCTCTCCAGCTCGGCGATGCGGCGTTGCAGGTCGCTGTCGTCGTAGATAGTGTCGCTGTATTGACGGCTCTCCAAGGCGGCGAGCCGTTGCTTGATTTCGCTGTCATCGTATGCCGTCGGGCTTTGGTTTCCAACCGCGCGGATGATGGCCGCTTCAGAAACGGTCACGCTGACGGCCTCTTCGTGGATTTCGCCGCCGTCGCCTGCGGTCACGGGCGTGATGCTCGGCGTGATGTGCAGTTGGCCGCGCAAATAGGTTTTGACGTACTGGCCGCTGATGGCGCGGAGGTCGTATTCGGCGGTTGTGTGCGTGATGGCGGCGGTCAGGGCGGATGGAAACAGCAGGCTGACGATATTGCCGTCAACGGTCAGCTCGGGCGCGATGGTTGCACCGTCGGGAAATTTGACGGCCAGCGCAAAAGACAGGCCGTCTGTTTGCAACGGCTCGCCTGCTTCGTTGGTCAGGGCGACTTTGAATAAATAGGTGTCGCCCTGGTAGATGGCCAAATTCTTGGTTTTCATCACAAGCCCAAAGCGGCTCGCAGGCCGGCGCGTTCGTCTTGGCCGCCGAAAGCGGCTTTATTGCCGATGACGTCAATTTCGACGATGGGGCTGCCGTCCACGCTTTCTTTCCAGTAAACCAGCTCGACTGTGAATTTATGCTCGCCCCCTTCGCCTTGTTTGTCGCTGCCGGGGTCGGCCTCGGTAATGCGGCCGCGCGCTTCGCCCTTGAGGGTTTGGTAGCCTGTGCCGTCTTCCTCTTGCAACGCGCCTTGGTAGCGCAGCAGCTTGCCGCCGATGCTGCTTGACATTGATTTGAGCATGTCTGCGTCGTAGCCCTTAGATGTGATTTCCATCGTCAGCTTTTCAAAGCCGTGGACGACGGTCATTTCAATCATGCCGCCGCCCGGCGTGTAGGTTTCGGTTTGGCGGCTGATTTTGGGGCGCGTGATGTCGACGATGACGCCGTATTGGTTCTCGCCATCGACGAAGAGGTTGAAGCCTTTGAGTACTTTAGGCATTTTCATGGGGTGGGTTTCCTTTCAGACGGCCTAGACGGTAGTCGGTTTCAGGGTGTTGGCAAATGTGATGACTTTGTCAACCAAGTTAACAAAGAATGTGTCAGTGACGTGTTGGTTGAAAACCAAGTTTTCCAACGGTGGCACCCATGTGAACTCGTAGCTGATCGTGAATTGACCGGCTTGGACGGTTTCGGAGGTGTTGAGGGTTTTGTCGATAAACACACGCGCGCCCAAGATGTAGCCTTTGCTGACGTATTGCGCCAATTTGGCGTTGATGGCCATGATGATGTCTTCCATCAGGCTCTTATGCATCGGCTTGTCGAGCGCCCACATGAAGGCGGAAGCGATGGTCTCTTGGATGATTTGGGCGGTACGCGTGGCGACTTCAAAAGCCATCATGCTGTCGTTGGTGCAGGTGCGGTTGCCCCAAACGCGGAAGCCGTCTTCGCGGATCAGGGTGGTGACGTCTTTGTTGTTGAGGGTGTTGGCGTCGCAGTTTTTGTCCAAAAGGTCAAAGCTGCGCGCGAATTTCAGGCCGCTGACGCCGTTGATTTCAGTGTTGGAGATTGATTTGTGCCAGCCAACATTTTTGTCGAGTTTGGCACGCGCGCCCAATACTCGGGCGATGGTGGCGGCGGTCTCGGTTTTCTTGGTGGCGGGGTCGAATGCCATAAACTCGTTGTCAATCAACATCAGCTCACGCTGGCCGAAATTTTTGCGGTAGTTGCCCACTTCTGTGATGTCGGGGTTGCCGCCTGCGCTGCCGTAGGCAAAGGCGCGCGTCGCTTGGGCAACGCCTACCAATTCGGTCAAGACGTCTTGGCTGTCAAGCTCTGGGCAGCCCAAGATTTTCGGGGTAAAACCTGTCACGGCTTTGGCACGGCGCAGGGCTTTGAGGCCGGTGTAGTTGCCGCCCTCGGCTGTGCCGATGACGTTGGCTTTTTGTTCTTCAGCGTTTTTGCTTTCAGCAACGCGCACGATGACGACTTGCGCGTCGGCTTGGTCAACGATGGCGTCGAGGGATTTGGCGAGCGTGCCTTTTGTTCCTGCTTTTGCGAGCAGGTCGTAGGCGGATGTGGCGAAAATCGGCGTATTGAGAGGGAATACTTTTGCGTCGGCATCTTCGGCGGTACAAACCATGCCGATGATGGCGGTGGAAATGTCGCTGATGCTGCGCACGCCTTCGGTGTATTCGTTGGCTGTGATGCCATGATGGCGGTTTGCTTCTGCCATTGGGGATTCCTTTTTGATGGGTTGGTCGATTGATGGCTATGTAGTAGATTACTATTAAAAATTAATCCCACGCGTGTGGCGAGCGCGTGGGATTTTTTGGGGATTTTTTAAAATTGTTCCTGCTTCATGGCGGCGGCAAGGTCTGACGGCGAATATTTGGACGGCTCGCCAAAGCCGATGACGGCGGCGCACCATTCGGAGCAAAACCATTTGTTCGGCGCTTGGCGGATTTTCAGACGGCGGAAAACCGACTTGACGGCCAAAACGCCTGACAGGTCGTATTTCTTGCCTTTGGTTTCGCGCCATAGTTTCATCGCGCGGCCGTAGGTCAGATTGGGCTTGGGCAGCTCGATTAAATCCCACTTGTCAGAGGGCAGCTCCATGCGCTTGCAACGGACGCCGCCGTCCCGATGGGACGATGTATAGCAGTCAAACTGACCGTCAGGCAGACTGACGGCGATTTCGCAGTGCGAATATTCGCCGCGCGTCGCTTTACGGATGGCCCAATCAGTCAAGCGGTAGATGATGTCTTTGGGCGATTGGATTTTTTTGCGGCCTTTGTACAATGCCAAATAAACTTTGCTCATTCAGACGGCCTCCGGCAGCTTAAACTCGATTTTTATTTTGTCTAAGGCTGATTTGGTTTTTGCAGCTTCGATTTGGTCTTGTATTGCCTGGCGTTGACCGGCAACGATGGCAGACAAGGCGGAATATGCTAGGGATTTTTTTAAAGCGGCCGCTTTGAGCTTGTCTTTTTCCAATCCGCGCGCGGCGGCGATGCCGTCTAGGATTGGGGTAGCGGCTGATTTATCGGCAGCCCACGCCTGCGCCTCGGTTGACTGGAGCGGCCATGTTGCCAGCTCAAAATCGGGGACTTGGCTGGCGCCGGAGTGTTTATCAACAAAATTTTGTGCGGCAGCGTTGAGATTTGTCAGCATGGCGGCTTTTAAATCTGCCAGATTTGCCGTTTCCAATGGTGTCAGGCTGATGCCCTCCGGCAGACTGCCGATTTCTTTCCATACTTTCTCTCCGTCTTTTGTAAAGACGACTTCGCCGCGATAATCGGGGAGAATTTCCCAGCTCTCGCCCGTCCATCTTGCCGCTTGGTTTTCTTGTAGCGGCGGCACTTCGGCTTCGATACTTTGACGGCCGTCGTCAAAATATTGCTCTTCCACAAAAAGGCCGTCTGAATCAATTACGCATCGTGTCATTTTTTAATTCCTTGTTTTCGTTTTCCAATTTTTCAACTTTCTCGGCCAGCTCTTGGATGGCTTTGGTCAAAACCGGGATAAAAGTTTCGTATTCGATGGTGTAGGTGTCGTTTTTGATGTTGACCATCGGCAGGCGGCCGTATTCTTGCTCCAGCGCGGCGATGTCTTGGGCAATAAACCAATGCTGCGGCCGGTCTTCTTTGTGTCGTCCGTCTTTGGTTGGGTTCTTCCACCATTCGCGCACTTTGGCGGCGCGCTCTTCTTCGGGTAGGTCTTGGAAAAGCTCGTCAACGTAGGCATCACGGCGGTCGTAGTAGCCTGTGACCGGCTTCAATTTCATGACAAATTTCAGGCCGTCTGAAAGCGGTTTGATGTCGGTTTTATCGCGGCCGTCAGAGCGTATGTTGACAGCGGTCGGGGCGTATAGGGTTTGCCCGGTTGTGCCGATTTGGATTTCATTGTCGCCGTTGATTCGCGCGCCGTAGCCGATGGCGATGGAATTTGTGATTTTGTTTTTTAAAATATCGCCTTGAACATTTCGATACCCTGCGCTGTCGCCAATAACCACACATCGCTCGCTGCTTGCGTCTGTCAATGCCCAATAGCCGACTGCGACGCTGGAAACGTGATTGCCTTTTCTCATCGCCGACGCTCCGACGGCGGTCGCTTTTTGGTAATCCGTGCCTGACAACGCTGCGTCAGCTCCGATGATGGTCGAATACCCTGCTGTAACCGCCGCTTTCATTGCGTTCGCGCCGATGATTGTCAGCTCTTCGTTCAGAGTTGAGGATGAGGTATCTGAAAAAACGAACTTCAGCTCGGCGGAGCCGGAGGCGGTCAGCTCTTTTGAGCTACGGACTGTCAGATTATTGCCGCTAACCGATACTACTTTCACGGGGATAACGTCGTTTTGTAAGGTCTGCGCCGCGCCTGATGTCAGGCGGATGCCTACCCAATAATTAACTTTTGCTCCGCGAATATTATTAAATGTCAATGTAATAGTATCCGCCGCTTGTGTGTAGCTGCCTGATTCTGTTCCTGTCCAGACAACATTTCCGCCGTTTGGGGCGCGGTTTTGTTCGAGGCTTTCCATTGCGTTCGCGCCGATGACTGTTAATTTCTCGGCGGTTTTGGTATTTCTTGCAGCGTTGCCGCCGATGGCGATTTGAGCGGCGCGGCCTTGATATGTTTGCAAGACGGCCTCGCCGATTGCGATTGTTTTCGATGTTGGAGACGGCCAGAAAACTTCGATGTCGCCAGTTAAACCGACTGGGGCCGTCCCTGCCAGCGCGCCTGCGCCAAGTGCAATATTTGATGAGCCTTCGCCCAAGCCTTGCCCGGCGTTGCGGCCGATGGAAACATTGGCAAAACCGCTTGTGATTCCTCGGCCGGCATTGCCGCCGATGCCGATGTTACGCGTGCCTGCCATTTTTGACTGGTCGTACCATTCGGTCTCTGCTTGTACGTTGATCAGGCTGTCGGCACCGATGGCGATGTTGTCGCGGCTGATGCGCGAAAAGCCCTGCGCGCGGTCGCCGATGGCGATGCCGGAAACGCATTTCTCGGTTTTTGCCATCGCGCCCTCGCCAATGACGATGATTCCTGCGCCTGTCCATTCGTTGGATTTGAGATTTGCGGCGGCTCCTGTGCCGCTAATAAATCGCCCGATGCCTGTGCGAATCGGTTGATAGGGCATATCGACGGTAGCGCCGTTGACGGTAAATTGGCCGTTGCCGTATTTGTTTTTTGTTTGGTATTTGTTTTTTGTATCGATTTTTAAGCCTAAGCAATCAACAAACACGCCCAACGCTGCGCGCTCGGCGGCCTCGATGGTCTCGGCGGCGTTGTTTTTTGATTCAGCAAAGCCAAAATCGCGAATAGTCAGGGCGGTGTATTGGCGCAGCCAGCGTGTGCCGGATTCGCCGACGATGACTGTGGCGGCGTTGTCGGCAAGGGCATGATTGTCAGATTTTACAAACACGCCGCCGCCGCCGTTGATGCCGTCGTGATAGTTTTCGACGATGACGACGGATGCGCCCGGCTTGTTAAATTCGCGCAGGGCGGCAATGCTTTGGACGCGGTAGGCGACGTTGCCGAATTTTTTATTTACTGTTTGCTCAACAAATTCTCGCGTCGCCAAAACGACAGCCGGGTCAATCTTGAGGCCGACGGCGTCGGTGTTGTCGATTTGGATGACCATGCGGATGATTTGCTGGCTTGCCGTGCCGCTGGAGAGGCGCGGCTTGTAGCTGTCGGCGATGCTGCCGATGGCGATCAGGTTGTTGTTGTTGTCAAAGAGGCCGACTTCGCGAATTGTGAAATCGCCTTCTTCTTCTGGGATGAGCAGCTCTGCAATGACTTGCTTTTGGTTGTTTTCGTCAACCTCCAACATATTGAGGCTGGCGCGATACACTTCGCGCGTCAGGGCTGTGGCTGTGGCTGATGGCGTGATGGGTTGGCCGCCGCCGTCGCCGACTGCCATTTGGCTTAAATTAACGACTGTACCCAGCGCGGTCGCTTTGGCGATGCGCGCTGCGCCGATGTTTGTGACTAGTGTGTAATATTGTTGGCTCATTGGTTGGCTTTCGGATTGATTGTGATGACGTCTATTTGTTGTAATGCGGCGGCGGCTCGGCCTGCCGGGGATAAATTAATTTGCGGCTTGATGTATGGGTAAATTGTCGTGCGCTGGCCGCTGATGGTAATGCCGCTGGCTTTGAGTTTTCCTCCGGTAATTACGCCGACTGTCAAACCGCTTAAATGACGGCTGACCGGCTTGACCTTTTGGACGATGCGCAGCATTTCCTGATAGTCGGCCTGGCTGATGGCTTCTTCTGCCATAAGGGTCAGGCCGAAGCTGGCAGGCGAGCCGATGGGCTTGGTCTGAAACCATTCTGTAATCTTGGCTGTCACGCCGAATGGCTTGAGGGCTTCTTCGATTGCGCCGTTTGTGCCTTTGAATTTATGGGTGCGGTAGGCTGATTTGATGACCTCGCGTTTTCGCTGCTCGTCCCATGTGTCATTCCAATAGTCAACCGACAATGCCCAGGCGAGATACGGCAGCAGGTGGGCTGGGATTCGGTCGGGATTCCATAGGTCGGAGACGACGGCGTAAGGGACGGGGTAGATTTCGGCTTCGCCGAATTTCTTCTCAAAAGCCGTCCGCGTTGATGGCTGGGCGGTTTGGTATTTATTCATTTTGGCCGCCATAGCTGATATTGATTTGCGTACACAAGGCCGCCTGATATTGTGTGACCGGCATGGCGGCGGCAGGCTGGCTGATGACGACGCTCTGCACGCCTTCGACGCGCAGGGCGGCATAAATCATAGAAAGGTCAACATCTCGGCCTAGTTTGAAATTTTCGTCCACGGCTTCACGCATCCGCGCGCGCGCATTTTCTAAAATCGGCTCATAGTCTGGGGTTGGGAACACGATGATTTGCGCGTTGATTTGATACTCGATGATTTGGGCGGCTTTGACGGTCACTCGGTCGGCGGTCGGGCGGCGGTATTTGGCATTGACGGCCTCGGTCACGGCTTTGATGACGGATTCAGACGGCACGCCGCCTGCTTGATTCGAGAGGACGACAATATCGACAACCGCGCCGCTCGGACTGATGACGGCGATGTCGGCGATTTGGCCGTGCGCGGATTTGGCGTGTTGGTAATAGGATTCTTCGCTGCCGGCCGTGGTCAGGGTTTCAAACGCACCCTGCACGCGGCGGCGCAGGGATTCGTCGGATTCCAAAACCTGCTGGATGGGCGGCTCGACGGTGTAGTCGGCCTCGGTAATGACGAGACGCTGAATATCGACATTGGCGGCGAGCTGGTCCAAGTCGCTGCCTGTTGCATATGCCAGCATTAAGCCTTGGGCGCGCTCGTTGAAATCTTGGCGCATGAGCATTTCGGAATACGCGCACTCTTCCAGCAATTTAACAACCGGCTCGGATTCCAGCTCCAAGACTTTGCGCCAATATTCGCGCTCGGCAGGCGTCTGGTATTCGGCAATAAACCGCTCCTTTCGCGCGGCAAGGATTTTCTCGAAGTCAATCTCTTCAATGACGTCGGGAGCTGGAATTTTTGACAGGTCGGCAATTTGCGGCATTTTTATTTCCTGATGCTGTATGTCTCAAGTGTGCCGGTCGAGATGTTGACGGCTTCGATGTTGATGATGACTTTTGCGTCGTTGGCGGCGGCGGCTGATACGGTGGCCGCCTGAATTTCAATGCGCGGCTCCCACTTTGCCAGGGCGGCGATGGCCGCCGCCTGGCATTGCAAGAGCAGGGCAGGTGTAATCGGTTGGTCTAATAATTCGGGCAGAAGGCTGCCATATTCTTCGCGCATCAGGCGCGTGCCGATGCGCGTGAATAGAATGTTTTTTATTGACTGGCGGATGTGGTCGTAGAGGCCGATTTGACGGCCTGTTTCGCTGTTGGTCATTCTGGTTTGCCTGTTTTGCCGCCCGAATCGCCTGGATGAATATGCTCATCGACGACGATGCCGTTGGATGTGATTTTTCCGGTATTGGTCAGCGTGCCTTCGTGGTTGATTGCGCCCTTGATGGTTGTGCCGCCGCCGCCTTCGCCGCCGCTGCCGCTCATGCCTGCCGTGTAGGTCAGCAGGCCGTTGCTTGTTGTCATTTTTTGGATGACGACGTTGCCTGTGATGAGGGTATCGGGCGCGTCGATGGTCAGTTTGGCGACGGCTTTTAATGTCATTTGGCCGGCGGCGTGGTTGTAATTAATGATTGCGCCGTCTGGAAATTTGACGACGGTCTCGTCAGCCGATTGGGCTGGGCTTGGGAATGAGGCCGATGCCATTCCGCACAAAACTAGGCCGTTGGCGGTCTCGCCGCTTGGCGACAAGATGATGCAGTTTTCGCCGACGCTCGGTGGGCGGTGTACGGATACGCCGCCTGCGAATGGGACGAAATAGGGCAGCCAGTCGCTCGTCAGCTCGCCATGCTGCACGCGTACCAATGCGCGCGCAGGGTCTGATTCGGCAATCACGCCCTGCTTGATGATGTTGGCTATTTTTCTGTTGAGTTCGGCGGTCATTGGGTTTGGGTTTTGGTTCGCGTGCGTGTAATGGGCATAGTTTGGCAAGCGGTGGACGGTTTTTCTATTTTTGGCGGTTTTGATGGTTTTTTTTAAAAGAGAGGCCGTCTGACAACGGGTTCAGACGGCCTTTTTATTCGTGGGCTGCCATGTGGCTGATGACTAGATTCTCGATGACTTCGAGGTCGTCATCACTAAAACCTAAGAGATGACGCTCGGGGCGTCCGTCGTCGCCGTATTGGTGGGCGGCGGCGATGTAGGCGGTCAGGCCGCTGACGAATTTGATGGCGACGCCCATGCTGTCGATTTTTGATTGCAGGTATTTGGCGCGGCTTATTTTGGTAAACATGCGCGTCTTGAGCCGCTCTTTGGTGGGCTTGCCGTCTAAGACGCGGATGTAGTCGCGGTTGAATTTTGACACGCCGCGCGTTTCCAGCTCGTAGCCCCATTCATACTGCGGATCGTAGGCGGCCGTATTGGCGCGCGATTTCTTGGCGGCGCTGGCGGCGGTCTTGATGTTTTTAAATTGGCGGATTCGTCCGGCGTGTTTGCCGGAGAGATAGACAAAGCGCTGTCCGACTTTCAGCCGCTCGCCGTCTTTGAGCTTGCGCCCTTCTTCGTCGTGACCTGCGCGCGGCGTCATAGCGTTTCCTTCAGGCTCGACGTTGGCGCGGATGCGCTGGCGGTTGGCTTTTAAAACGGCTTTACTAATATCGCTTTTCAGGCGGCGCAGCTCTGCCGGGGAGAGTTTGGCAATGTATTCGTCGATGTTCTTGATGTAGAGATTTAAGGCATCGGCGGTCATTTTCTGCTTTCTCCGATTCCCAGCGCGGTCATCAGGTCGGAATGGTTGGCGTTGCGCGGATGGCCGATGACGATGTTGCCCAGGTCGTCGGTCAGCACGGTGGTGCGCTCGGTCAGATTCAGCTCAATCAGGATGTCGCAGGTGTTGTTGCTCAAAAGCTCAACCTCGAAACTGTAATCTGTCGAGGTGGTCGCGCCCGGTCCGATGATTTGGGGGTTTTCTTCTTGCAGCCAGGCTATGATGACGGCGTTTAAGACGTCGATGTTTCCGGTAAAGTCGGTAATCATGACGCTCAAGCGGTATTTGGTCTCATGGCTCAATGTGCCTTTTGAGGCGACAATTTGCCCGTTTGTCACAAACATTGTCAGCTTGTCGGGATTTTGGCGCAGTTCGGGCAGATGCTTTTGGATTTCAGCGCGCAGTAAAGCTGGTTTTTCCATATTTTTCCTGTTCGCGTTGGCAGTCGATACAGAGGCGGCAGCCGGGGACGGCTTGGCGGCGTGCTTCGGGGATTGGTTCGCCGCATTCTTCGCACTCATAGGCTGATGGGTAGTTTTGCTCGGCGCGGTCGGCTTGTCGTGCTAAGGCGTGGGCGCGTTGCATTTCTTCCAGATCGCAGGCGCGGTCGATAAAATCGGTCATTTTTCCGTTTCCTCTTCTTGATGGAGGCAGGCGGCGAGGGTGTCGCGGTAGAGGCGGCACTGCTGAAAAGCTGTTTTGTAGGCTGAAATGGTGTAAACCAAGTCGGCATTGGTTTTGATTTCGGCTGGCGGATTGACGGTACATTTCGGCACGGGTGGGCATGTATCGGCGGCTTGGATGGTCAGCGGCTCTTTGGCGGCGCAGGCGGTCAGGGCGGCGGCGAGTAAGATGGGGAGGATCGTTTTCATGGCTATGCTTTCTAAGATAGGGCGTGTCAAACACGCCCTTTTTTTATTTGATGGTTTTGGCTAGGTCTTCGGGGACTGCCTGGCTTGCCCAATCGTGATTTTTTTGGATGGCCGTCTGAATCTGCTCATTTTGGCCTGCCGTTTCTGCGGTCAGCTTGTCGAGCTGCGCTTGCATGGCACGGCTGCGCTGGTGGTAGAGCTTCAGGGCGGCTTCTTTTTGCTTGATGGTCTCGGCCTGCGTTTTGATTTCCTGCTCTTTGGCTTTGATTGTGCGGTTTGCTTTGAGCAGTCCATTCATGAGCAGGCAGCAGGCGAGGAATAGGACGATGCAGAATGAAATGACGGTTTTCATACTTTTTCGGCTCCCAATTCCATTGCGATCGCGTCGGCGATTGCACGGCAGATGCTCCATTTAGTTTTTTTGAATAGAGCTAAATCCGCATCATTGCTGATAAAGAATGGCTCAAAAACAATGCCGCCTGCCTGCGCATAAGCCAGGCGCGAATGTTGCCCGGCGTTGTCGGGTTTAAAACCATCATCACCGCGCAGCTTCCAGCCGGTCGCCTTTGCAACTGCCTTGCTCAATACTTGGCACCAACGTTTATTTTTAATGGTACTCAACGCCTCGATACCGGTGGCCGTTTTCGCCGCGGCGGCATTGGTGTGAAATTCGATTGCGACATCAGAGCCGCCAATCAGCTTGACTGCTTCGCGCAGCGGCATATTGCCTTTGCCCGTGCCGTCGGTTTTAACGGTCAAGCCGTAGTCATCGCGCAAAATAGTGGCAACGATGTTGCGCATATCCTGCGCCATATCAGCCTCGCGGTCTGATCCGTTCACTGCGCCCGGATCGGTATTGCTATGGCCTGCTGTCAGGCAGATGATTTTATTCATTTTTTCTCTTTCCTATTAGTTAGTTTGGTTTGCTTGATGTTTGGTCGCGGTCGGCAAAATGCTGTTGACGTTTCCGCCGTGCCAAATTAATGCTCCGGTATGCAGGGCTAATCCGAAAATCAACCCCCACACGGCGACGGAGTAGAGCTTGAATATCACGGCTATCATGAGGCCCATCATCCAAGCGAATTTGAGCCAGGCAATAAAACAAATGAGGGGCTTATGGGTGCGGCCGCGTGTATCAAAAAACAGGATGCGCCATGCGCCGGCGGCAGTCAGGGAGATGATGGCGGCAGCTTGCATTGGGGTCATTCACTCTCTCCTTTCTTTGGGTTGGGTTGACTTTTAATCTTGGCGGTGCCGACAAAGTCGATCAGGCGGTTGACGATGACGACGACGAGGGCAGAGAACAGGGCGGCGCCTAAAAATTCGTTAAATTTCAGCGGCTGCGCATCGGGGCGGATGATGCTTAATACCCAGTTGCAAATCCCTGCGGCGGTTTCTCCGCCAAAGATGCCGCTGAAAAAGGAAACGGCGAAGAGCCAAGCCTTGGTCAGTGGGCTGTGTTGGTTTTGGCTTAGGATAAACAGGCTGGCGCCGACGGCTGCGCCGAAGGCAACAGAGGCGGCCATGTGATAACTGCCGATGACGATGACGGCCGCGTTGATGGCGGTGGTGGCTTTGGTTTCGTTCACGTTTTCTAATCCCATAAATTGATTGTTTTGATTGTTTGGTTTTGTTCGATTTTTGGCATGACGACGGTCAGCCCGGCTGGCAGTTGCACGGCTTGGCGGCTTAGTTTTGGATTGGCGGCGAGGATTTGCTCAACCATTCCGCTGGATTTGCCGTAATACTCGTAGGCGATGCGGCTGATGGTGTCGCCATCGCGCGTGATAATTGTGTTGTTTTGGGTGTGCATTCAGACGGCCTTTAGATTAGCTCGCAATCGATGCGCGGCTTTTTGAGCAGCTCGGCAATGGCGTGATGGCCTTCGCGGCGGTAGTCTTCGGCGGTCTCTTGTTTGGCGTCGCTGCGCGCGGCGGTCTTGCCGGTACTGTCGTAGTCGTTGTAAATCTCTAGGAGCAGGGCTTTGGTGTAGCTGTACACGGCGCGGCGGTAGCGGATGTTGGCGAGCGGCTCGCCGTTGATTCTGCGTTGGTCGGTTTGGCTGATGTGTTGCGCCAATGGGACTATGGCGATGATGTCTTTGAGCTGGTCGTTGACGTAGGCGACGGCGTTGATGGCGGTGTCGAAGAGGCGGTCGGGCGTGATGGTGGTGTCGATGCGCATGTCGCGGCGCAGTTCGTCCAGGTCGATGACCGGCCAAAAGTCGCCGCTGTCGATGTGTTGTTTGTCGATGGTCTGTGTGTTTGTGGGTGCGGCGGAATTGAAGTTAAATCCGGTCATTTCAGACGGCCTTTTTTATTGGGGGTATGGCAGGGGCGGCAGCGCAGGCTGGAAGGGATTGGGCTTGCAGACAGGCTGCCGTCTGCCATACGGCGGGGGAGCTTTTATTTTTCGAGCTGTTTTTTCAGCGCGTCGATGCGTTTTTTAACGCCGCTGCGCTCGTTGTAGGCGAGGGCTTGCTCGTAGAGGGCGATGGCGTGTTCGTCTTCGCCTTGTTCTTCGGCTCGCTCGCCTGCGGCTTTGAGCAATTTGGCGCGAATTTGGTCGGGCATGTTGTTGATGTGCAGGCCGTTGTCTGCTTTGGCTGTGACCCAATCAATCAGGGTTTGCAGGTTTGGCAGGCTGATGTCGCTGCCTGCGCTGATTTGCTCGGCCATTTGCTCGATGATGATTTCGGGCATGGTGCGGCTGTATTCGTCTGTCGATGCCATTTGTGTCTCGATGGCGAGCTTCGCCAACGGCATGGCGGCGTCGAGCGCGCCTGCGTCAATCATCCAAACCAAGAGCGTCGGAGTGACTTGGTCGTCTTCGGCGGCGCGGCCGGTATCGATGACGCCTTGAATCCAGTCGGAATAATTCGGAATCATGGCGGCTTTGGCTTTGATTTTGTCTTGGATTGAGGCGATGTTTTTTAAAATCGCTTTGTCGTCTTTCAGGCTTTTGTAGAGGCGCTGATAGACAGACAGGGCGTTGAGGTCGATGTTGTCTGCCGTTGCTTCGGCGGCATTGCTTTGGTCAAAATGTTGGCGGAGCAGTGTCATTTCAGACGGCCTTTCTTTTGTCTTCGGGGGCTTGCGCCCCCTGTTTTTATTTGGTGTAGGTCAGGTTTTCAATCAAAACCGCCGCGCCATACTCTTCGACGATGAAGTCGATGTTTTTGGATTGCAGGCTTTCGAGCTGATTTTTGCGTGGGTTGTCCACGATTTGGCGACGCTCGCCGCTGATTTGGTAGTAAATCGACAGATTCGACAACGGGGTAATCAGCAGGGTGTTTTGCGGCATGTTGGGGACGTACATGACCGGCAAGCCGCCCAATGTGCGCTCTTTGTTCAGACGGCCGCCTGATTCGATTTCGGTGGCTGTGTCGCCTGATTTGTTGACGATGCGCAGATATTTGTCGCCAACGGTGCGGCGGCTTGCCAAGACGACGAAGTCGGAGCGGTCGGCGAAGCGTTCGTCCATCATGACGTTGAGCGCGTCTGTGACAACGGCGTCGAGGTTTTTGTAGTCAGCTGCGCCGGGGCCGTATGGGACGGAGGCGGTCGATGTGCCGGTAGTGCCGATGCAGCGTGATTTGTTTTCCTCGCGCATTTTTTGCAGCCAGCCTTTGGCAACGTCTTGCAGCATTGTGTTGGTCGTGGCATTGGAATCAGCGGCGCGGCTGGTGCCGTTCATGCCGATGGTGACCAAAGACAGGGCGATGGATTCGGCGATTTTTTTGTTGATGTGTTTCGGAAAATCGGTTAGGTGCGCCCATTGGTCGATTTCGTCATAGCGCAGGGCGGCGTCGAAGTTGGTCTGTTCGAGCGAGTATTTACGGCCGGTCAGGTTGTGAATCGGCTTAGGTTTGCGCTCTTTGTCTGGCGCAGTTGTGTCGGTATTGCTGCCGATCAAGCCGGAGGCAAGGCCGATGACTTCGCCGACCTTTTCAGTTTTCGGGCGCAGGTTGATTTTTTGCAGCAGCTCGGTGTTTTGGGCGATTTCGTCGTACATGGTCTGCACGGCGGTCGGGGAGATCGTGTAGCTGTTGCTGACTTCCTCTTTACTGATGCCTTGGGCGGCGGCAACGTCGGAAATCATCGCGGCGATGGCTAAACTTAATTTTTTCTGATTCATGATGCGCTTTCTGTGGTATTGGGGGATGTGGTGGATTTGCGGTTTGCTTACCAAGCGACGCGGTCGGAGGATTGGTTGCCGCTGTGTTCTTGGCGTTGGCCGGTATATGGCGCGGCTTCGATGGCGGCTTTGAATTTGTCAAACTCGGCGCGCAGGGCGTTGTATTCGGTTTGCTGGGCTTCGATTTTTTCGTCCATTTTCTCGATGATTTGCGCGGCTTGATTGTATTTTTGGTGCAGTGTGTCGAGGTCTTCGGATTTGGCGTAATCTTGATAATCCCCAGCTTGGCCGGTTGTTTCCGGTGTGTTTTCCGGGATTGTTTCCGGCTTTTCTTTTTTGCCGAAATATTTGTCAAACAGGCGGCTGAAAACGCCTTCTGCGTGTTCTTCGGTCAGTGGTTTGGCTTGGTTTTCGGATTGGTTGCTGTCTTGAGGCTTGGTCATGGCGATTTCCTGCGTTTCGGTTGGTCGGTAGGCGGTAAAGATTTTTTCTTCGGCTTTGGTCTTGGCGGCGGTGTAGTTTGCGGTCGTGCCAAGACTTGCCGGGGTGTCGGTAATGGCGAGGCCGGTCAGGTAGGCTTTTTTGGTATCTGCAAAGCGCGGCGTGATTTCCATGCTTGTGTAGATTTTTTGGCCGCTGTCCCATAATTTCTGCAGGCTGTCGGTAATATTCAGCTTGGCCAGCAGGGCGGTTTTTGTTTCGTCCTTCGCCCACGGCTCGGCTTTAAGCTCAATCACGTCGCCATAGCCGCTGCCGTAACCGGGGAACAGAAAATTCATGTGTTCGAGGTTGATGCGCGCGCCGTAGATTTCGGGGTCGTATTGGTCGGCCATTTCTTGCAGCTCTTTGGATGAGATGGTGCGGCCGTCTGCGGTTTCGCCGCTGACGCCGATGACGCGCCAATCGGTTTTTTTATAGGTCATGGGTGGATGCTCTCGCGTGTGAATGAGCATAGTTTGGCAAGCGCTGGACGGTTTATCTATGCTTTGCGATTTTTGAGGATTTTTTTAAAAGGCGTTTGGGTTTAAGGCGGTCTGAAAATCATTGATTGTTTGGTTTTCAGACTTTTTTATTTTTTGAGAGATGACAAAAGAATCGTTAATCAAACCAAACGTCGATCCGCGCTTGATGGCGCGTGAGCTTTATTGGCAGGGCTGGCGTATTTCGGAGATTGCGCGGCATTTGGGATTAAAAGCGCCGGCAGTTTACTCGTGGAAAAGCCGCGATAATTGGGACGGCGGCAGTCCGGCGGTGCGCGTGGCTGCGTCGGCGGAAATGCGGCTGCATGTTTTGATTGCGCAGCCGAAGAAATCGGATGCCGACTATAAGGAAATGCGGCAGCTTTTTGCGCTGGTATCGGGCGGCAAGAAAGCCGACGCGCGTCAGCCTGATTTAAATGAGGTCGAGCAGGCGGCCGCGCCTGTGGTTTCAGACGGCCTGCCCTGGGATGTGCCGACTATCGACAATCCGCCGCGTGAGCGTCGGGAGCGTGAGAATGTACGCGCGGCAACGAAGCCTGCGCCGAATAGTTTCACGGCAGAGCAGGTCTTGCGATTGCAGGAAATCTTCAGGGAGCAGATGTTTGAATATCAGCGGATTTGGTACAACCAAAATGTGCGTTTCCGCAATCTGCTCAAAAGTCGTCAGATCGGGGCGACGTTCTTTTTTGCGCGTGAGGCGTTTGTTGATGCGCTGACGACTGGGAAAAATAAGGTGTTTCTGTCTGCGTCTAAGGCGCAGGCGTTTCAATTTAAGCAATATCAAATCGATATGGCGCAGATGGTCGGCGTTGAATTGAAGGGCGCTGATATTCGTTTGGGCAATGGCTCGGTCTTGTACTTTTTGGGGACTAATTCGCGCACGGCTCAAGGCCGACACGGCGACTTGTATGTTGACGAGTATTTCTGGATTCCCGATTTCAAAGAGCTGACGCGCTTGGCTAAACCGATGGCCTCTCAAAGACAGTATCGAATTACTTATTTTTCCACGCCGTCGGCGGTTTCCCATCCGGCTTATTCGTTTTGGAATGGTGAGCAATTTAATGAGGGGCGCGAAAAATCGGAGCATATCAAACTGGATGTCAGCCATGCCGCGCTGGTTGACGGCCGCGCCTGCGAAGATGGGCAATGGCGGCAGATTGTGACGCTCGACGATGCGGAGCGTCGCGGCTGTAATTTGTTTGACCGCCAACAGCTCCTGCTTGAAAACTCGCCGGCGGAATTCCGTCAGCTCTTTATGTGTGAGTTTGTGGAGGATGGAGACAATGTTTTTGACTTCACGGCATTGCAACGCTGCGCGGTCGATTCGTGGGACGAGTGGGCGGATTTTTATAAACCGTTCGCGGCGCGCCCTGTTGGGAATCTTCCTGTTTGGTTGGGCTATGACCCGGCCGATTCAGGCGACGCGGCGGCTTTTGTGGCTGTCGTTCCGCCTCGCTTTGCTGGCGACAAGTTCCGAATTGTTGAGCGTCAGATGTTGCACGGCAATGATTTCCAAAGCCAGGCGGCATTTATTAAAAAGGCGTTCGAGCGATACAACGTTCAGAAAGTCGTTATCGATAAAACGGGATTAGGCGCGGCTGTCTTCCAGATTGTGCAGGGATTCTATCCGCCAGTCGTCGGGGTTCAATACTCTATGCAGGAAAAGTATTTGATGATTAACAAGATGCACGCGCTCATGCGTGAGCGCCGCGTCGAGTGGGAGCTTGACTGGAAGGATTTCACGGCGGCCTTTATGAGTATTCGCACGGCTGTGACCGGCAGCGGCCGCAATGTGACTTATGTCAGCGGTCGGACGAAAGAGTTGAGCCATGCGGATGTCGCGTGGGCGGCGTTGCAGGTGTTCTACCAAGAGCCGCTCGACGGCTTGGCGGCGCGTGGTTCGGTTGATGTTTTTTAATGAGAGGTTTTATTTATGAATAATGAGATTTTGAAAGAGGGTCAGTTTGATTGTGATGTCTTTTCTTTTGAGGACTACCAAGACGTTTACAGTCTGTTTGATTTTATTGGCTGCTTTGATAACGGCACATGGTACGAGCCGCCTGTCAATTTGTACGATGTCGAGCGCCTGCTGACTAAAGGGCTGCACCATGCGTCCGCTCTGCTTGCCAAGTTGAACATTTTGAAAGTTACTTTTAAGCCGACGGAATTTTTGAGCCGCTCGGAATTTGAAAAGCTGGCTTTTAATTATTTGGTTTTGGGCAATGGCTATCTTGAGATGCAGCGCAATCGGCTGGGCAAGGTCGTTGGAATGAAAAGCCGCTTGGCTTTGTACATGCGCCGCGCGTCAAACCTGAAAGACTTTGTCTATCTTCGGAATAATTTTTTACAGTTGGGCTATGAAGAAATCAAAGGCAGCGATGTTATTCACATCATGCAGCCGAATCTTAAACAGGAAATCTATGGCGTTCCTTATTATTTGGCGGCGATGGATTCGATTGATTTAAATGCGGCGGCGACAAAATTCCGCGTCCGCTATTATAAGAATGGTTCACACGCTGGCTTTATTCTCTACTCGACTGATACGCAGATTGACAATGCCGGCTGGGATGAAGTTAAGGCGCAGCTTAAACAGTCTAAAGGCGACGGCAATTTTAAAAATGTTTTGCTTCGCGCGCCGGGCGGAAATCCTGACGGCATTAAACTGATTCCGATTGCAGAAGTCGCGGCGAAGGACGAGTTTCTCAATATCAAAGCCGTCAGCGCGGAAGATATGATGGCTATTCATCGCGTACCGCCTGCGCTGATGGGGATTGTGCCGAAGTCTGCCGGTGGTCTTGGCGACGCGATGACGGTGGCCAAAGTGTTCGCGACAAACGAGGTCAAGCCGTTGCAGCAAAGTTTTATTGATGTCAATGAGCGAATCGGGCTTAAAGTCTTTGATTTCGACAGCTATCAAGTCGAAGAGCCAACGCCAACGCCGAAATAAAATCAAACGAAAAAAGAAAAGCTGAATCCATTTTTTTGGATTCAGCTTTTTTTATTTTTAGAAATTTTGACCGGCGGCGGAGCGGCTCTCCGCGCACTTCCCTCCGCGCCTCCGCATTAAAAAAATCCTCTGCATTTTTATGCAGTCGGGCGGAATACTCAAAGGCTTATATTCATACGGTCTTTGACATATTTTTTATTACGCATTTTTTATGCGTTTTTACGCAAAATTCCGCGTTTTCTTTCTAAATTATTCGCCATCTTTTCGGCGGCGGTATTTTTCGCGTAATGCCATCACATCGCGGCCAAATAATTCCAACGCTTCGCGGCGTTCTTCTAGCAGTTCGGAGCGGTCATAGGCTCGCTCGGTTTTGTCTGCAATGCCGTGTGATAGCAATAATTCCCCCACATCGCGGCGGATTTTGTGTTTTTCGCGGAGGTACGTTCTGGCAAGACTTCGGAGGCCGTGGGCGGTTGTGTCTAGTTTCATTTTCCGCTGTAGCTTCAGTCGGACGGTTTCACGGTCGAGCGATTTTGTAAAGCCGCTTCCTTCAAATAAATAAATTCCGTTGACGTTGAGCTTGATAGCCTCGTTATAAATTTTCAGTAGGGCCGATGATAACGGTACGATGTGCGGCCGCGTCTTCATTCTCTCAAGTGGGATTTCCCATATTTTCTGGTCAAGATTAATTTCTTTGAGTAGTGTCCCAGCCGCTTCGGACGGTCTCGTCATGCTTAGAAGTTGCCAATAAATCAGCAGGCGCGCACGTTCGCCAATCCCGTCGGCGGTTTCTAGTTTTTCGATTAATAGCGGCAGCTCGTCATATTTTAAAGACTTAAAGTGTCGCTCTTTTGGCTTGTCGAAAACCTGCTTTCCTATAACGGTCACAGGGTTGCTTTTCAGCGTCCCGTCGGCGACGTAGTAGTCAAACATTAAATTCAAATTACCCTTGACGCGCCGCAGATATTCCAACACGCCTCGCGCTTCCATTTTTCGGAGCATTTCGACAATCTCCGCCGTCTCAATTGTGCGGATGTCGCGGCCTTTAAAAACTGGAATCGCGTTCAGTTCAAGCGCCGACAAGACTGCTTTCGCATAACGCGGAGCTTTTCCGCTGCCATCTTTGCCGCCCGATCTAGCCCAGCGGTCATACCAAACCGTCAAGCAATTCTCGAATCGATATTTAGCGGCGACATCATCAGATATGATTTTGGGGTCTTTCCCTTCGCTAATTTTTTTTAATATCTCTTCTCGCCATTGCCTTGCGTCAGCAAGGCTGAATTTAGGGAAAAGTCCCAGCGTCAGCGTGTCTGCCTTGCCATCGGTCGGGCGGCGATATTGAAGCCGCCATGACTTCTTGCCTGATGGAAGCACCCAAAGAGCGAGGCCGCCGCCATCAGGCAGCTTGTACATTTTGTCTTTTGCGCGCGCAGCTTTGACTTGTGCCAGCGTCAATGGGGTCACGATTTTTGGCATTTTTTAATCCGTTTTCGTCTAATACCAAATAAAATACCACAAAAAAACAAAAAAGATTTAAACCTTTTTAAAAGCGTTTGATACGCTCAAACAAATAAAAGCCCCTTAAATTCTTAATATTTAAGGGGCTTTTTCTGTTTTTGAAAAGTTCGTAAAACTTTTAAAAGTATCTATGGCAGAGAGGAAGGGATTCGAACCCTCGATACGCTATTCACGTATACACGCTTTCCAGGCGTGCGACTTAAACCA